GGGCAGCCCCCACGCCTCGAGCCACTCCGGAAGCGTCTCCACCGCGGTGCGTGGGTCGGCCTCCTTGAGCAGGTCGAGGACGCGGTTGTAGGCGGCCAGCACCGCGCCATTCGCGCCGCTGAGGACCGCACGGAGGAACGGTTGCAGCGCATCCCACGCGGGCCCCGACGGGAGCAGCGGGGCGAGGAGCAGCCCGGCGTCTTTCGTGAGCCGCGTCAGCTTGGCCACGTGATCACTCCCCGGGTGAAGACCTCGCCCTGGTCAGGCACGAGCGGCGCTGAGGGCGTCGTGATCTCGACCGCCGTCACCCCCGCGGCGCCGATGGCGGCCTGCCAGTGGTCCGAGACGTGGACGGTCTGAGAGGTGAGAGCCTTCCGCGCATACAGCGCGTCGAGCTCGGCCTGTATCGCCGCCCTGGTCTCGGACGTGTCGGGCTCGAGCAGGGCGAAGGTGTAGGCCACCCCGGTGGCTGTCGGCGCCCGCATCAGCACGTCCGCCGTCACCGGCCGCACCTCGTCGATAAACTCCTGGGCGTCTTCGATCTGTCCCTCCGTGGGGATGCCGATGCCCGTTCCCTCCTCGTGCAAGAAGAACACGTCGACCGTGCCCGCACCGCGGGCGTTCGGGACGACCTGGGTCCGGTAGATGCCAGCCAGCGACCGGGCCCAGCGGTCGTAGTCTTTGCGCGCCCCGCCTTGAGGTGTCTGTCTGATGCGCTGCAACAGGCGCTCGAGGAGCGAGGTCGCGCTTTCGGTGTCGGTCCCGTTGGACCACCCCGAGTAGGCGGTCACCGTGGGGTCCGCGCCTACGATGGTCACGCCGAGCTGTAGCGTGCTCCCGAGCTGCAGGTTGCCGCCGGCGCCCGCGGTCTGTGCGACGGCCTCGACGAAGGCCTCGCCGGTGGTGATCGTGCCCTCCGCGGTCGTGTTGAACAGGGCGCCGTCAGCGCGCACCACGAGCGATCCAGACGGGATGACCGTCGTGTTCGTTCCCGTGATACGGAAGACCCCAGTTGCGACCTCCGCGGGCTTGCGTTCGAGGCCGTACAGCCGCGCGTGCGCGACCAGGTAGTCGAGCGCCATGTCGGGACCGGGCACCAGCTGGCGAGCGACGTAGGCGAGGAGCCCGAGAACACGTCGCTCAGGATCCGGAGCGGAGTCCGCGCGATAGTCGCGTCGACCCGATAGCCCGCCAAGATGAGCGCGCTCGTGATGCTCGCACGCGAGGACTCGAGGAGGCTTTTGATCGACGGTCGGATCCAGGCCATTCACACACCCCAGAGCAGGCTATAGCGGCGGGTCGCGGACTCACCACGGGGGCGCACCAGAGCGATGTCGAAGGCCAAGAAGCCTTGACGATCGGCTCGGGTCACCACGACCTCGATCGCCGAACAGATCCCGGCCGTGACCATCCAGCCCAGCGCCTGCTCGGCATAGCTGCGAGCGCGGCTGACCAGCGCGTTGGTGATGGGCTGGCCCATCAACAGCCAGAGCTTGGACCCGAGCTCAGGGTCAGCCCACCATCCCTGTGGGTCGCGTTCCTCCTCGAGCTCGTCGTCCGGGTCGGCGCGACGCCAGGTGAAGAGCGACACGTGCACAAGGTCTCGGAGCGGGTCGCGTCGAAGCTCGCCGTCTTGCTCGTCGAGGATCTGGCGCCCCTCGATGTAGCCGAGCGGCCACGCCAACAGCACCTCGTCGGCGACGAGCGAGGCGTCTGGCAGAGGTGGGGGCTCGTAGGGCAACCGGCTCATGACGGAACCTTCGCTGAGGCTCGGCGACGCATTCCAGTGGGGTGAACCATCACGAGACGGTCACGTTTGAGGCTCCGGGCGATGCGCCGATGACGCCGGAGACCGCACCTCCCGAGACGCTCGTCAGGCCCGTGATGGTGTCGCCGACACAGACGGGCGTGCGGTACGTGGGGCCGACCCCGAGGCGGATGTTGCTGCTCTTCACCGTGACAACAGGAGCCTCGACGACGATCCCCGACCGCGTCAGATGGACCTTCTGCCCGAGGTCGTCGACCAGGGCCACCTCACCCTCGACGAGCTGGATGCAGTAGCGGCGGTCGTGCACGAGGATCGTGACGAGCGAGTCCTGCTGACCTCCGATGGCCGCCTGTACCGCGATGGCACCCGACTTCGGGCGCGCTTGGAGGCCGTAGGGCTGCCAGACGTCGGTGCTGTCCTCGATGACGCCCTGGGTCTGGATGGCGACATGTCGCTCGTTCTCCGATGTCGATCGGCTCACGCGGGAGAGGCCGAGCACGCCCGCAAGCGCCTGGCCGACGCGACGCAGAGATCCGATGATCGTTTCGCTCATGGGTGCCCCCGCTGCAGGACCCCGGCGCGCTGGTCGCGCACCGCTTCGGCGCCATCGAACCAGCGGCCGACGCCGGCGCCGATCGGCTTCTGCGGGGCGAGGCTGGCGAACCCGCTCTGTGGCGCGAGCACGAGCGATGCCTTTTCGCCCTGGTCGTCGAGCGTGTACGTCACCGACACGACGAGCAGCTCTGTGCCGTCGAATCCGGCGGCCTCGTCGTAGACGCGGGCGATCTGGTTTGGCCGCCAGAGCGTGCCGTCTGTCTGCCGCCAGCCGCGCAGCGTATACGCGCCGCGGACGCTCTTGCCGGCGCGGGTGATGGCCTCGTGACGCGCGCGGGCAAGAGCGCCCTCGCGGTCCACCGGCTTCTCGGGCTTGATGATCAGCAGTCGGTGGCGCCCCACGCCCGGGTCCTCAGAGCTGCCCGTCGCGTCGGCTTCGACCTCGAGCGACGAGAAGCTTTGCCCTTTCACCTGTACGACCGAGTAGCGCCCCGAGACGTCCCACGCGCCATCTCGCCGGAGGACGTTGGCGCCCATGCGGATGTCGGTGGCGGCTCGGCCACCAGCGCCCGCGCGGACGATGAGCAGCTGGCCCGCGCCGTCATCGGTGACGAGGAAGCCGCGCTCTCGTGCGAGCTTGCCGATCTCGTCGTGGATGGTGTCGCCGAGCGTCACCCGGTGGCGCGGGATGCGCAGCGAGGCCTCGGGCGCATCGAAGACAATCGGCACGTCGTGTTCGCCGACGATCGCGCGGAAGAGGTCGACCAGGCGCATGTTGGCGCGCGATCCGGGCAGGGCCGAGCAGTCGACGGCGTCGCAGGTCCTCGAGCGGCCACCGAAGGCGCGCGTGAGCTCCTGCGGACCGGCGACGTCGTTGACGGTTTCGAGGTAGCCGCGGGCGACCTCGTCGGAGTCGATCCACACCGAGCACGGCTGGGTGACACGCAGGCCCTGCTCGTCCGCCAGCGGCCCATTGATCGTGAACTGGAAGTCACGGCAGACCTGCTCGAGCCCCGCCACCACGCTGACCGAGGTCCACCCGCGCAGGGCACTCGCCCCGACGCGCAGCTCGATCACGTCAACACCTGCAAGGCGCCGGCACAGAAGAACGGGCTCGCGATGGCGTTGAGCCTGAGGATCTCCTCCTCGCGGTCGACGCTCCCGTAGAGTCGGCAAGCCAGGACGAGCGATGGCATCGGCCGCAGGATCTTGAGCGTGCGGACTCGAGGCAGTCGCTCGATCGCCGCCGAGATCGCCGTGAGAAAGCTCGCGCGCAGGTCCTCGAGCGCCGAGAACACCTCGTCGGTGGGGTCGGCCTCCTGCTCGGCCTGAATGAGGGCGGCCACCACGCCCTGCATGTCCTCGGCCGCTTCGGCGCTGACGTAGTCGGTCGTTGCCGTCAGTTGGCAGACACGCGCGAGACACGCGGCCCGGAGGTATTCGACGCCGCCGAGACAACGGCCGTTCGCGGCCTCTTCGCGCGCGGTGCCGGTCGAGTGTGGCAGATTCGTGCCGCGGGCTCGCCCCAGGTAGCGGAGCAACCGCGACACTTCGCCGATCCCTCCGACGACCCGCACCATCTCGTCGAACATCGCCAGGTCCGATCCGGTCGACGCGACCACCACGCCCATGACCTCTTCGAAGTCGGCCCGCTCGGCCACCATGAAGGCCCCGACCGCCGTGCTCAGATAGGACGTGGCGACGCGGAAGTAGGCGACGCGTCGGCCTTCGAAGGCGACACGGGACGCGGCGATGGTCGCCTCGCCCTTGTCGATGATGTCTGTCTCGGTGACGACCAGGATAACCGGCCGCGTCTCGAGGCCGGCG